CAATCGCTTCATCTAAAAGATTATGTGTTGCCTTCGCTGGCGATGGCATAAAGCTTGCATTAGGTAAAGACGTTATGACTAGAATTGATGAGAGATCTGATAAAGGATACTCAACTCAAGTTTACGTTTGTATGTCAATAGGCGCTACTAGAATGGAAGAAAGTAAAGTTGTTTCAATCCAAGCTCACGAAGCTTAATCAATAGGAGATATATAATATGTCAAGTGTTAAAGCGGTAAATATTACCAACTTAGATGCTACTCCGATTGTTAAGACGGATAGCGAAACTAACGGTGGAAAAATCAGAGTATCTTACGATAACTATGAAGCTTCATCATTAGCAAGTGGATCAGATATAACGATTGGCAGAATACCAGCCAACGCTACTATAATGGATGTTGTTCTAAAGTGTGATGCTTTAGGCGGATCTTCAACTTTAAAAGTTGGAGACAGCGGAGACGATGACAGATATTTAGCTGCAGTTGGAACATGGAATGCTGCTGGTCAAACACAGTCAATGTTAGGTGGCTCTACAGCTGCTAATACAGCAATGACTGGTCTGGGATACAGAACAACTGCATCAACTGATATTGTAATCACAACTGGAGGAGCTACTATTTCTGGCTCTATTCATTGTTGGGTTATGTACACAGTTGAGTAGTTAATTCATTTTGCTTGGCGGATGAAATACTCCGCCAGGCGATAAGATTATGGCAAGAAAATCAAAGCCTATTTCAAGAAATAAAAGAAATTACAGACCTACTAAAAAAGGTGCTGGAATGACAAAAGCTGGAGTTAGAGCTTATCGAAAAGCTAATCCAGGATCAAAATTAAAAACTGCAGTAACTGGTAAAGTTAAAAAAGGATCGGCTGCTGCAAAAAGAAGAAAATCATATTGCGCAAGATCTGCTGGTCAACTGAAAAGAAGTTCAGCAAAAACTAGAAATAATCCTAACTCTAGGATCAGACAAGCAAGACGAAGATGGAAATGTTAAAGTGAAGTACCTTTTAATTTTATATGTATGCAGTTATGCAACAGCAGAAATTAAATGTAATGACGAACGAATTACTGGATCTTTTGATAATTGGTCCACATGTATTAATCAAGGATACCAACAATCACATTTTTTATTAAACGAACTTTATAAAGAAGATTTCGAAGATGAGAAACTAGCAATTAGATTTTCATGTAGAGAACAAGGAGAACAAACATAATGGCAAGTGCAGTAGATATAGCAAATTCAGCTCTCAATCTTTTAGGAGCATCAACAATTTCAGCATTCACAGATGATAGTAAGAATGCAAGATTAATTAATCAAAGATATGAGAATGTAAGAAATAGAGTTTTTAGATCTCATGCTTGGAACTGTTTACATAAAAGAGTTCAACTTGCTCAAAATAGTACAGCTCCAGTTATAGAATATACTTATGCTTATGCTTTACCTTCAGATTGTTTAAGAGTTTTAAAAGTACACAATGGTACAACAGATAGTATTCAATCAGCTATCGATTATAAATTAGAAGGCAGAAATATTGTTACTGACGAAGGAACGGTTTATTTAATCTATGTTGCTTTGGATACAGATCCAAACAATTACGATAGTTATTTACAAGAAAGTATTTCTCATCAACTTGCTGCTGATCTTTGTTATGCAATTACAAACAATGCAACACTAGCTAATAATTATATGGCAAGAGCTGATGAAAGATTAAGAGAAGCAAGATTTATTGATGCTTCTGAAAATAGTTTAGGAACTATTGAAAGTAATGAATTTACTGATGCAAGGTTATAATGGCAAGAACCACATTAGCCTTAACGTCTTTTGTTTCAGGAGAGTTTGGAAATAAACTTACTGGTCGAACAGATTTTGATAAATATAATTCTGCAGCCAAAACAATGGAGAACTTTTTAGTTCATCCTCAAGGTGCTGCTACAAGAAGAGTAGGTACTCAATTTATTGCTTCAGTTAAAACTGCTGCTGCTAAAACAAGATTAATTCCTTTTGAGTTCTCAACTACTCAAACTTATATTTTAGAATTTGGAAATAATTATATTAGATTTTTTAAAGATAAAGGTCAGATCACATCTGGTGGATCTGCTTATGAAATATCAACTCCGTATTTAACTGCAGAGTTATTTGATATTAAATTCGCACAATCTGCTGACGTTATGTATATCTGTCATCCTAATCATGAGGTTATGAAGTTAAGTAGAACTGGTCATACTTCATGGACATTAGCTCAAGTTGATTTTACAGATGGACCATATCTTGCAACTAATTCAACAACTACAACATTAACTCCAGCTTCTGCATCTGTTGGAACTGGCGTAAATATTACCGCTTCTGCAGTTACTGGCATTAATGGTGGTGCTGGATTTCAAACGACTGATGTTGGAAGATTAATAAATTTTAATAGCGGGATTGCAAAAATAACATCACGAACAAATACTACCGTTGTTGTTGTTACGATACTTACAGCTTTTACTGATACAAGCGCTAAATCAGATTGGAAGCTAGGAGCATTCTCCGATACGACTGGACATCCAAGTTGTATTAGTTTTTACGAACAAAGATTAGTTTTTGCTGGAACAATAGATGAGCCACAAACAATATTTTTTTCTAAGGCTGGAGATTATGAAAACATGACTTCAGGTACTAACGCTGATGATGCTATGGTTTACACTATTGCTGCTAATCAAGTTAATGTTATTAGATATTTAAAAGCACAAAGAACTTTAGTTATAGGAACAACTGCTGCAGAATATACTGTCTCAGCTGATGGAACTGATGCTTCCATAACACCAACTAACATTACAATTAAAAGACAAAGTTCTTATGGATCTGCAAATGTAGATGCAGTTACCGCTGGTAATGCAATATTGTTTTTACAAAAAGCAAAAAGAAAAATTAGAGAACTAGCTTATAACTTTGATAGTGATAGTTACGTTGCACCAGATCTAACTATTTTAAATGATGCTGTTACTGATAGCGGAATTGTACAAATGGAATGGCAACAAGAGCCAGATAATATTTTATGGTGTGTAAGAGAAGATGGTCAGTTAGCTGGTTTAACTTATCAAAGATCAGAGAATGTTGTTAGTTGGCACAGACATATCTTAGGTGGAGCTTTTGGATCAGGTAATTCTGTTGTTGAAAGTATAGCTAGTATTTCTGGAGATCTTAACGAAGATGAACTTTGGTGTATTGTTAAAAGAACAGTCAATGGTGCTACGGTTAGATATGTAGAATGCTTTTCTGATTTTGATTTTGATGAAACTGCTTCTACAGATTTTAAATTTTTAGATAGTCATTTAAGTTATTCAGGATCTGCAACAACTACATTATCTGGATTAAGTCATCTTGAAGGACAAACAGTATCTATCCTGGCTGATGGATCTGTTCATGCAAATAAAACTGTAAGCTCAGGAGCTATTACATTAGATAGATCAGTTACTAAAGCTTGTGTTGGTTTAGCTTATGATAGTGTTTTACAAACTATGAGAATAGAAGGTGGAGCTGCAGAAGGTACATCTCAAGGTAAAATAAAAAGAATTTCAAAAGTAGTTTTAAGATTATTTGAAACTGTTGGTGTAAAAGTTGGACCAAGTTTATCTAATTTAGAAGTTGTACCTTTTAGAACTACATCAAGTAATTTATCTGCTCCAGTAGACACACTTATTGAAGGCGATAAAGAGATAGAATTTAACGATGATTATAATAGTGATGGACATATATTTATAAAACAAGATCAACCACTACCAGCTAGTATTCTTGCTATATATCCAACATTAGTAACAAACGATGGCTAACTTTACCGTTGTTCCTTACCAAGCGGAACATGGAGATTACATTATTGAGTTTGGTATGAATAGTAAGCTCATGGAGATAGACGCTAGTTATACTAACAATAGACTAGATATGGCGATACCAGGTTTATCATTTACTTTATTATTTAATAAAACACCGATTGTTTCAGGTGGCATAGTTCCAATGTGGGAAGGTGTAGCTGAAGGCTGGGTATTATCATCTAAACATATTTATAATTATAAAATTAAAGCTGCATCATTAATCAAGAAAAGACTGGATTATCTATGCACAAATAACAAAATTATAAGATTACAAACCGCAGTCAAAGAAGAGTTCTTAATAGGAGTAAGGTTCGCTGAATGGCTAGGTTTACAAAAAGAAGGTCTAATGAAGTATTACGGATTAGATCAAACTAATTATTGGAGAATGGCAAAATATTATGAGCGCATTAGGTAATATAGCAGCAGCACAAACAGCAAAAAGGATCGGAGCATACAATGCTAAAGTTACTAGAATGGAAAGTGACTTTATTAAAGCTAAAGCAGAAGTTAATAAAAAATTTTATAACAATGTTACCAAACCATTACTTTTAAAAAATCAAGCAAAAGCTAAAGCAAATTTATTTGTAAGTAGTTTAAGAACTGGTGCAGAATTTAGAGAAGGTACAACACCTTATGATGTCATGTTAGAGAATAATGTTAATCAAGCATTCAATGTAGTTATTGCTGATTATAATGATGAGATGGATGCTAACGATCAATTAAATCAATCTTTGATGTTAGATGCAAAAGCAGCTGGTCAAGAATACGCTGGAAGAATGACAGCAAGAGCGCAAAATTTTGCCGCTGTTGGTTCTTTATTATCTGACGCTAACAAATTAGGTATGGTATAATGGCTATTTTAAAAA